AAGAAGAGGAATTTAAATCTCTTGTTGGAGAAGATCCTCTTGCTTCTGTTTTCAAGGAAGTTTCTGATGTCAAGAAAAAGTTTATAGAATCTAAAAAAGAAGACGAGAAGAAGAAAAAGATAGAAGAAGACAAAATAAAAACAGTTGTAGGTGATAATCCATTAGAGTCTGTATCATTCTTTACTCAGGTTTCAGATCTCAAGAAAGAGCAAAAGGAAGATAGGGAAAATAAAAGAAAGAAACTTTCAGAAGAAAAAAGAAGAATAGAAGCAGAAGAGAAAAGAAAGATTGAAGAAGAGAAGCAGAAAAAAATAAAAGAAGAAGCACAAGCACAGTACAAACAAGAAAAAGAGAAAAGACAGATAGCAGCACTAGAGGATTGGTTGAAACCACCTACTCTAGAAATTCAGGATGCTAATGGTAATGCTGCTTTTGAAGTTACTAATATAATTGAACCAGAATCATTAAAACCAACTGAAAATAATATTCCTTATGAGGAAATAAAAGAAGAAAAAGATGCTGTTGATCAGGCACTAGAAGTTCTTGGAACACTTAAGACTAAAGAAGAAATTCGTGAGAATGTTGATGATCCTGATATTAAAAAGATACGTCATGAACTAGAGTATCTTAAGAATCTAATCAGTGCTCAAGGTGGTGGTGGAGAAACACGACTTGAATTCTTAGATGATGTTAATAGAGATTCTGTAAAGCAAAATGGATATTTTATTGCATATGATTCTGGTAGTGGTAAATTTATTGGAACTGACCAAGGTGCTGGTGGTGGATCAGCAGGTGCTGGTGGAACTTGGGCAGTAGATAGTGTAGGAATTCATACTATTAAAAATGTTGGTGTTGGTGCTGAAGCTGTAGCAAATAAGAAACTATTTGTTCAGGGTGACGCAGAGATAACAGGTAATCTTTCTGTAGCAGGAACTATAACCAAACAGGATATTACCAATCTTGATTCTATTGGTATTATCACTGGTAGGAAGGATTTAAATATTCTTGGAAACTCAACATTACTAGGAGTTACTACTATTGGTAGTGCAAATGTTGGTTCTTCTGGAACCACACTTCTAGTTAAAGGTAATACTCGTATTACTGGCATTCTTACTGTTGGTGAATCTTCAATTACCATTGATGGTGACAGTGAAGAAATTAGTGTTGGTATTGTTACGATTACAAATGCCACAGTTAATATTGGTGATAATGTTACTATCAACTCTGCAGCAACAGGTATTAACTCTGCACCTAATGTTCTTTATGTTGCAAAAGATGGTCTAGATACAAATAATGGAACATCGATTGATAATGCAAAATTAACGATTGCTGCTGCTGTTGGTATTGCACAATCAGGAACTACCATCAAAGTTCTGTCTGGTAATTATGTCGAGATAAATCCTATCGAAGTTCCAGCATTTGTTTCTATTGTTGGAGATGATCAAAGATCTGTCAAGGTACTTCCAAATACAACAGATAAGGATTTATTCCATGTGAGGAAAGGTGATAAATTAGCAAACATGACTTTTAGTGGTCATTTATTCCCCGCTGCTGCTGTGGGTTTCCCCACCACTGAGATTGCAGAAAATGTGGGTGGTGGTAAGTGGAAAGGACCATATATTCAGAACTGTACAAGTGATACAACAACAGGAACTGGTATTCGTATAGACGGATCTCAGGCAAGACTTCTTAAGGCAATGAACGTTGATTCATTCACCCAATATAATCAGGGTGGTGTTGGTGTTGCTGTAACGAATGGTGGATTTGCACAGTTAGTATCTGTGTTCACAATATGTTGCGATGAGGCAATCAGTTGTGATGCTGGTGGTCAAGCAGATCTTGCAAATAGTAACTGTAGTTTTGGAACTAAAGGATTGGTTGCTCGTGGAACTGGATCATTACAGTATAAAGGTTCAGTAAGTTCTACTGCTGCTGTATCTCAAGACAATGTTACTTTAGATTTATCCACACCAACTTTAAATATATCAAACTTTGATTATACACATACTACTGGTATTGCCACGGTAACTGTAACTGCTAATCATAACTTCTCAGTTGGGATGGGTGTAACCCTATCAGGCATTGGATTGACATGTGCTTATGGAAGCAAAACATACCCACACAAACGTCCTTATATATTTGAAGTTGATGAGATTCCTACAGTAAGAAAGTTTGTAGTTAATGTAGGAGTATCTACTCTTGCTCATACTTATGTTTCTGGTGGAACTGCGAAGGTTGATATTGATAGACCATATGATGGACAAGTAGTTTACTTTGATCAGTTATACAATTCAGTTCAAACTATTGCAGTTGGTTCTGGTGGGACAGGATATACTTCAACTCCAGAGGTAACAGTGGATGCTCCTTCTGGTCCTAATGGAGAAAGGGCAACTGCATTTGCAACATTAGAAGGTGAGTCAGTTGCTTCTATTACTATCATTAGTAGTGGTAATCAGTATACAGGTACTCCAAACGTAACTATTTCTAGTCCAAATGTGGGTGTCAATACAGCAACTGCTACTGCCACAACATCCTCCATTTATTACACAATAAATAGTTCAACTCCAGTAGTATCTGGAATATCTACATTAACACTTGATTCTAATTTGTTGAATAGTGTTGGAGTAGGATCAACTGTATTCTTCTTCCAACAAAGTAAGATTATTGCTAGTTCTCATACTTTTGAGTATGTTGGATCTGGAAATGATATCACTACTGCTACACCAAAACGTGGTGGAGTTACTGTTCAGGAAAATGAGGTTGTTACATCAGACGGTGGAAAAGTCATTTATACCAGCACTGACCAAGCAGGTAACTTTAGAATAGGTGATGACTTACAAATTAATCAAAATACTGGTACAATAAGTGGAAGAGCTTTTAGTAAAAGCTTATTCTCTGAAATGACACCATTTATTCTAGCACTAAGTTAATATGGCGCAGTTAGCACTCAATAGATTCCAAACAGTAACACTTGAAGTAAGTACCAGTGAACAGACAGTTTATACTGCACCCACTGGTTACACTGCTATCGTTTTGTATGCACACATTTCAAATTATGGTAGTGATCCATCTACTGTAACTATGAAGCATATTAGATCTAGTGTAGAAACTGAAATTATTAAAAATGCTAATGTACCAGTAGCAGATGCTTTTGTTCCTATGAGTGGAAAACTAGTCTTAGAAACAAGTGACTCTTTAAAAATACAATCGAGTGTCAATAGTACTCTAAAAGTAATTGTTAGTCTCCTAGAAACTGCTAATTAAAATGCCATACATTGTAGGAACCAGTTTACCAAATACTTTAGAAATGTCAGCAGGATCTGTTAGATCTTCCATTTCTACAACTACTAGCACTAGTGAATCACTTTTAGTGTCTGTACCTAAAGATGATTTTAGATCAGTAAATTATCAAATACAAGCTGTACAAGGAACGAATTATAACACAACAACTATCAATGTAGTTCATGATGGAACTAATACTTATATGTCAGAATTTGGTACAATTAATGAACCTGTTGGCATCTCTACATTTTCAACAGATATTAATGCTGGTAATTTAAGACTATTAGGATATCCAGCATCAACTAGTTCAACAACTTTTAAAATAGTCTTCACAGCTATAAATTGATAAATATATAATAGGAATACTCACATTTGAGATAAATGATTGATTTTAAAGATTTTCGCAATCCATCTGGTGATGAGTGTTCAGAAGATATTAATGAATCTAAAACTAGAATCCCCACGAAATTAGGAAGGATTATTTTAGTAAATCTTGCTTGGAGAGGAAAAAACTACAACATCAAATTATTTTTCCCACAAGTATCAAAACCATCACGCAGAGAAGTTCAGGATCAATTGCAGAAAGTTTATCCTGGAGCAAGACTCTGGTATTACCAAGTTTCAGACTATGAACCAGGAGAACCACTCCTCCATGTCGGAGGCAAATAAAAATAAAGAACTAGAAAAGAAAATTGAGAATTTAGAAAAAATATTAGAACTACAAAGAAAAACAATCGAACACGATAAAAAATTTGGCAAATACGAAATGATGTAAGAGGTTATTATGAAAGTTGACGACATTTATCTGGGTAATCCCAATCTTAAGAAAGCTAATACTGCAGTAGAATTTACTGAAGAACAGATTAGAGAATTTCTTAAGTGTAAGGATGATCCTCTTTACTTTGCAAATACTTATGTTCAGATTGTTACTCTGGA